GTACCAAATCATCTTTATTCAATTTTGAATAACCAGCGACCCCCATCGTTTTTGCGATCTCTTTTAATTCCTCAACAGTTCGGTCGGATAGTTCATCGTGCTTGGTTTCTTCCGGCTCCATCACCTTTTGTTCCATTGGTCCAGCTTCCAGATTATCGGCATAGCCTTTTAGGATAAAGGCATCGGCCAGCTCCTTGGGGAGATCGTACTCAACGCCCTCTTCAAAGGTCTGAATAGTGATCCCGTTCAAACTCCCAGGAACCGTTTTTAACATCTTTATTTTCATGGTGTTAACCACCCTTTCTTTTCTCTCAATAGGGGTTATCGCCCCCGTTTGAATATCAACTTTGCTATGCTCGGTTAACTTATCAAACAGAGACGGCCCACTTTGAAATAGCATTTCCCTACGCTACAGGAGCGAATTGTGGATGCCCTTGAACAGCAGTAGCCCCAACAGTTCCCCCGGTGGTCACATTGGTAGAAACAACCGATAACCGCACGTAACGCTTATTGCCCCGGTACCCGATTTTACTGACCTTGTTATCATCCGTGTCGGCTGCAAAAGAAGCGGCTGCTTCGGTACCCAGCAGATCAGCATCGGCCACAGCTGCAGCATCAGACAAGGCGCTGTTATCGCCTTCGTGGATCAGCAGGGTATAATCACCATCAGTAATGGTCCCGGTCTGGAAAACAAAGGTAAGGTCGCCAAAACCCTTTGTGTCGATAATTGCCCCGGCAGTTGTGGTATTCGTTGAGATCGCCTGAATGTTCAGGGCGTTTGATACTTTGATGTTATTTTTCATATCTTTCATTATTCATTCCTCCTTATGACAATTTCAGTTTCTTAATTGCTTGATCGTTGATGACCATGCCGCCGACCTGTTTGGTTGTGTAGAACAACACATGAGGCTTTTTGGTATATGGATCTCTCAGGGTGCTGATCCCTTTTTTATCCACGATTCGATAAGCAGAAAAATCACCGTACAGAATTGGAGTTGCCCCAGTCACCAGTGTCCCGGATGACGTTGCATTCGGCATGTCATCAGCAACAATATAAGTGTCACCAAGGATCGTGTTCGGCTTGTCTACTTGAGTAGATGGTTGCCATACATACTGGCCATTCTCATCTTTCAGCGTCCGGATGTAAGCCAAAGTGAACCGGTTGAACATGAAGTTTGCATTGATCGCAAACTCTTGTCTAAGTTCGGCTTGCATCTGGATTAGAGCATCAAAATCCAATGTGTCGGTAATAATGCCGACCTGATCGCTAACCAGTAATCCCTCTGGCATATTGATGCCATTCCCGTTAATAAAGGCATAGCCTTCACGTCGGCCAAATCTGTTCGCAATTCTTTGGTTGATATAGCTTTCGAAATTAAAAGCCGGATCGTCAATCAATTGCTGGGTTGCTGATGGTTGAGCATACATTTCGTGCAAAGTGATCCGCACCATTTCTAAATCGCCGGTAGTGGTTTCTGGGCGGTCTTCTCTTTCCCCGACCCAGCCAGATTCAAAGTCGTCTTCGCCCTCTCTTGGGATTTTCAGAGAATTACCGGTTGAAATGGTCGACTTGCTGGCCACCTGACGGACTGGAGAAAAGTCTCGAATTCTTTCAATGATAGTTGTTTCCATCTGTTCCGGGATCATGTACCCGCCTTCTGGGTCGCTGTCCATTGACAATCCCTTTGTCTCGGGGATAATCCCTTTTCGCATGTATTCCATCATCGCTTTTACTTCGGCGGTTTGTGGAACGTCGCCACCTTCACCTGGGGCGGTGTTCACTCGCTGGGCCTTCAGTTCGATTTTGTCAAGCTGTGCCTGAAGCTTTTCCATCTTTTCTTTTAAATAACCAGCGGCCGCACCATACTGCTTGACCTCTGCCTGCACCTGGTCGTTTGTTTCTTTGAACACGGCAAACGCTCTGTTCATTTCTTCAATCATCTGTTTTTGTTCTGCTACACTCATACTTACACCTCATCCTTTTTCATATTTTTTGCGTAATCTAAAAAGCCCTCACATAGAGCCTTGAATTCTAAATCTTCGCCGGCAGCCTTTTCTTCATCATCAGGTGGCGGGTCTTCCTCATCGTCCGTCTCATCGCCAAACATGGCCTTTTGGATCTTGTCCCAGTTGCATCCCATTACTTCCGACACGGCCTTCATAATGCCCTGCAATCGCTCGGCGTTCGGCTTTGATATCGCCGCCCCGGCTTTAATTTCGTGCATAAAAATACTCGATGCTTTTTCGACCAATTCGGTCGCATCGAGTTGCTTTTGTGATTCATCTTCAGCTTCAATAAGCAGTTTATACATTTCAATACAGGTATCATGGTATTCCTGTAAACTTGCATCGATTAGTGCCACTTTCTGGATGGTATTAATTGATACGTCATTCATGATTCCCCTTATAGCATCATTAAGGGCATCATTTACTCTGTACCGCATTCGCCTCAGCTCTTCAAGCTGTAATACCTGGTTAAAACTGAACGCCTTTGTTCCAATCATAAATTCCAATTCTTTCCCTCCTTCTACAGATTTGACGCTCCCCTGCACATTCTGTGCCATCGGGTTCATGGGGAACGTCACCCGTGAACCTTCCATAATGTCGATATCCAGTAGGTCCCGAATGGTTGTCTTCCCTTCGATCACATATTTATAGGCCAAAGTGTTGTATCCTATCGAATATTTCACCGCCACGCCGTCTGTTTCGGCTCTTTTTAACAGAGCGTAGTGTTTATGTGCCTCGGGGAAAATAATCGCCCCTTCGTCCTTTTCGAGATAAAGCGTAATATTGGCTTTAATCCCTTCCGGTGTCGAAAACAAATCCATGTGGCCATGCTCGGTGCCAACCTGATGCTGGCTTAACAGTGGCAACTTCTTGCCCTCATTCCTGGCCGCAATGCTCGGCTTTACCCGGTCATTCCCCAGGTCGACATTATCGTAGGGCGATAATAAAATGACCGCTTTCCCCTTGTCCCCATCGGTATGGACATCGGAAACGGTCACCGCAAATTCTTTATATTCCAGACTCAATTCACCACCACCTTTCGTATTGGATTAGACATTTGATCACTCCTTCCATTATTCAAAATCAGCTGGAACTTCTATGCATCGGCATTCCGTAATTTCTTTTGCCGGTCCATCAGGGTCCCCGGGGTGCATTAAACCATTGCTGAACGGCTTATTTATATCTCTAATTTGACCGTTTAGAACAACATGATTTGCCTTATCTTTGGGGTCATTCCCCCTTACTGCCTTATCCTTGGCCGTTACCCACTTCTTTTTCTTAACACCGGAATCAACCATCGCTTGGTGATTACCTTTGATAATTGAGTTGTGGACCTCGGTACTTGCGATCCGCTTCGCTCTGCCAATTGAGTTTATCTCCGACTGGTCAAAGATGTTCTGGGCGATTTCGGCATTGCTTAAGCCCTTTTCCATGCCGTCGGAAATGATCCGTTTTATCTGGTCCTTGGTGGTCTGATTAACATAGGTCACCTGCTGTGCCGCAGATTCTCTAGCCCACTTAAGCAGATCCTCGTTCATAATGGCTTCAATCCCGGTTTCTTCCAGATTCAGGGCAAATATTTCATCGGCGATGCTGTAACCAACACCCATGCTTTCAAGGTAAAGCTGCACAATGGTACTGGCAAACAGTTCATTTTCAGCATCCCAATCAAGCAAGCTATCGAGTAATGTCTTCAACTGGTCCTCAGTTAATTCTTGCTGATCATCAGCCTTAATCTCAATCGGGTCAGCGCTCTTAAACCCCTTCTTGATCCGTTTTGCCTGGTCAATGAAGTATTTGCCAATGATCGGCTGCTGCTTCTTAATCCCGGCTTCAATTGCCGCATTGAAGATTTGCAAGGCTTTTGTCTGCTTAACGCTTTTGTGTTCACCTCCCCCCGACATCGCCTTAAAATTTACATCATCGTTTCCTTCATCGCCGGTCGGCTGCGGTGGCTGGATCGGCTTGCCCTCTGGGATATCAATGTATGACATCGGGATCCGGTAGACATCCAACCCGTTTTTGGTATCTAGTCCCACATATTCCCGCTTATCATTTTCAGTCATGAAGGTTACGCCGCTCACCATGTCAAACTTCTCTTTGATATTCTCCTGCATCTCAGCAATATCACTCAGGTCAAAATAAAAGAACTCACTGTCAGCGAGTCCCAAGAATTGTCCGAGTTCGTCCGCCAGCTCCCGTAAGAGCGGGATAACGGTTTCGGTATACAGCGACTTTTTAGCCTCTGATTTGTTGTTGTACGAGCTAAATTCATTGAACCCGATTAAGATGGGGTCAACGCCCAAGGAAGCGCATATCTCGACGATGGTTTGTTTGGAACCTTCCAGCCAGTCGGTGTCTTTCGGGTTGTTGCCGAAATCCACGAACGTTGCCCCGCCTTCAAGCAACATGTATCCGCCTGGGTTGTCGCCGTTATACTCAGATCTTATTTCGTCTTTTGTTCTTTGCCTAGCAATTTCCCCTAATGTCTCTGCAATAACAAAAGCACCATCTTTCTTTGCCCCATTCTTCATGAGGCTGTAGTTCCATTGCTTGATGGCATTGTTCTGGTCAATCACTCGTGCCGCTGGCCCTAAAATGCTCATGCCTCGACCAAGGCCGTCGTATTCGTCCATGGGATTAAATGATTTCCAGTGGAGTATATTTTCTGGCTCGATCGATTTAATGCTGCCGGCATGATATTGAAACGATGCGATTGGTCGATCTGCATCCCTTCCAAACTCAATAACACATCGGTCAGGTCGGTAACAATATAGTTCTTTCGCTTCCCCGCTAGCGATTGTTTTATGAATGAAGGTTTCCCCGCCCAGATAAAAGAACTTAATCGCCCTTTCCAAAAACTTTGATTGCCCCTGCATGGGGTTTGGGTTCTCGATTAACAACTTCATTGGGTGATTCGGGATCTTTTCAAGTGAGCTATCCTCGCTGTAGGTAGCCACTTCCCAGTTTATCGCCGTTGCAGCCTTGACTATCTTATCAAGACACGCATAAACGACAAAGTTCTGGTACCCCTCTTTGCACATGTTGGGGTAATTGACTTCCGTGTGCTTTTGGATTCCTCCGTTCACCCGCAAGATCTTCGTAAATACAGAGTCTTCGCTTAATGAAAATGCTTTTACTGCCCATTTTTGGAATTTATTCAATACTTTCTCACCTCCCTATGCGTGTGATTCTGAATGCTGACTCGTTGTTTAAGATCGTAAAACAGAAATACCTTAACGCATCCATCGCATGATCATGATCCTTGATCGGCTTATCCTCGCCTCGATCAGCTGCCTTTTTATCCCAGATGTAATTACTAAATTCTTTGATTGTGTTGATGCAATTATCCAATATTTTTATTCTCCCTAGATCAAGAACAACGCCAGTGACGCGAATGCCATCAATAACCTCGTTTTTTGCTTTTCTTATTGAAAGGCCGCGTGTTTTTAATTCGGCGATAAAGGAAGCTGCCGACGGGTCAATAATGATTTGCTCAATCTGCCTGCCATTGATAAACTCAATCAAATCATCAGCAAACTTACTATCCGTCTTTTGCTTTGCCGCTTCTCTGCCTGAGTAGTAATATTCCTCAGTGCAGTACCACGTCCCTGATATGCCACGTTCCCACAATAAAAAAACGGTCGCGTTTTGCGTACCGTAATCAATCGAAATATAGCGTTCTTTTGTTAATTCCTCTGGCACCTCATGGATCACATGCTTTTCAGCATCAAACATGTCATAAATAATCCCCTGGGCAATGGTCCATAACCCCAGAATGTACCGCTTGTAAAACACGCCGGTATACATGGACCGATAACGCGCTTTGATCTTTTCAGATAAGGACAAATTGTCATCCATGGTGAAGTGCAGGTACAAGATATTCTTTTTGTCAATCTCATTAATCCAGTTGACTTTAAACCAGTGATAAGGGCCGTCCGGGTTACAATTGAACCAGAACTTTGATCCATCAACCGAACAACGCCCGGTGGCTTGATTAACAAAAGATTCCGGCATCAGTGCCACTTCATCAAAGAAGACACCGGCCAGCGTGATCCCTTGGATAAGATCCTGCGACCGTTCATCCTTGCCACCAAAAACATAAAAGTAATTAGTGACGCCTTTTCTAGTGACTGTTACCAAGTTGTCCGCCCGGTTGTCGTGGACTTTATAACCCCGGGACTTGAGCATTAGTTTCAACCAGAATAAAACATTACGCCGGAATGAACCAATGGTCTTTCCGCACATCCCAAAGTTTTGGCCGTTGAATGTCTCCATGGCCCATATCACAAAGGATAATGACATGGATAAGGTTTTGCCTGACCGGATCGCTCCATCGGCTATTATCCCGTCCTTGTCATACATAGGGCTTTCTGGCATCCACCAGGTTAAAACTTTCTTCTGCTTATTTGAGAATGGTTTGAACTTAAAAACCGCTTTTCTAATCGTCGGACTCATCCCACACCTCCGAAGCGTCGCCCTTTAGAGCTTCGATGAATCCGTCGTCTTCGTAGGTTTCCGGGTCGTTGTTTAGTTTGGTCATTTCGAGTTTCATTTTGTCAATACGGGTTTGCTGCTCGTTTGTCGCTAAATCCATATGGTCCGATAACCATTGAAGGGCTTTCATGCGATCCGCCAGTTTGATACTGGCACCGTCTTTGCCCTGCTTAACTTCGGCGAGGATTGATCCGTCCACTTCGGACGACTCCCGAAACTCAACGACGTTAATTTCTTTCATGAGCGGGACTTCTTTTCCTGCTTCATTTTTAACTTTTACAGGGCCAAAGGCTCCCATGACTTGAACTTCACGGCGGCCGAATGATAAGAAGTCAGTGATATCAGCAAAGGCGATGTCCCAATACTTCTGGAAGACGTCTTCCTCGCTTATGAAGGACCGCACATAACGCTCTTGTTTAAGCTTCATTACCTCATCTTTGACCTTATCAATTCTTAACATTCTACTACCATTTGCCATAGCTGATTCATAGTCGCATCCATATGCTTTCTGGTAGCTCCGCGTCGCATTAAAGGACTTGCTGTAATACAGGCAGAAAAGCCGTTGCTCATCCGTTAGGTCAGGATTGTTAATAACTGATTCAACCTCCGGTATAACAGTCTTGTTCTTCTTGCTTTTGGTTGTTTTTTTATTAGTAACGTTACTAATCGTGTTTGGTAACGTTACTTTTCCCCAATGATCTTGATTTTTCCACTTTCTGATCTGTGATTCAGACACGCCGAGCTCTTTGGCAATATCTTTAAGCGGCTTCTTCTGACCGCTGTTGCTCCATAATTCGTACGCCTTATCCCGGTTAGGACTTCTCGCTCTCGGCAATCTCACCACCTCTCATTCATTTCGTTTCGGAATTCCTACTTCAGCAAATACCACTCACTCTCAAAAACCCAACGGTTCCTTGTAGAAATATCGCCGTCACCCTCTTTGATGATATAAGTACCGTCATCAATAAATACATCGCCCTCAGCTTCTTCCCCGGTTCTCATGAAAAGCCCTCGCCCTTTCATGACAAACCGCTCGCCCGTCATGATCGCATCATATAACCATGCCGGCATTTTCTCAGTTATATCACTATTCCA